TCTCAAGCAGCGGCTCAAGACGTAGGGAAGTTTTATAGCGGTTCAAGATTAGGTAAGTTTAAACAAGGAAAGTTTGGAGCTTCTGATATTAAAGCACTAGAAAGTTCTATGAAAGCTAAAAAATCTACTGTATTAAACTTTGAAAATTTCACAAGAGCTGAAGCTACAAAAACAGTAAAAATATTAAAAGCAAGAAATTTTGAACTTCTTGCAGATACAAAAGCAATACATAAAAAAATGTATTATAGTTTCCGAGCAAACTTAGCCCTTATGCAAGCTGAATACGGTAGATTTATAGGTTTTATGAAAATGATCGGAAGAGGAATGACAAAATTCATAGGATTTTTAGGGTGGGCTGGATTAGCAGCATCTTTAATAGGTGTTTTAACTCAACTTACTGGAGTTTTTGACAGTAATGATAAAGCTGCAGAAGCTGCAGCAGCAGCACAAAAGAAAACAGCAAATGCTTTTCAGGAAACTGCTGATGAAGTAAGAAGATTAAATGCAGAATTAGTTCTTGGAGATACTCTAATGACAAATATGATCAAAAGAGCAAAACAAGTAAGTAATTTAGGTTTTGAAGGTGGTGGAAGTCAGTTTGGAGAAATGGGGAAGAGAAGAGCATTTGAAGTATTTGGATATGGACTATTTGGAAAAGAAAAAAATAGATTCTCTGAGAATCAAAGAACCATCGCACAAAGTACAGTAGATCAATTATTAGGCACCGCAGACGCATTATCAGGAGAAGCAAAACAAAGAATATTAGACATTGCAAACCCGTTAAAAGATATTTTAGACAAAGATGTTATAAGTCAAGAAGATTTTAATTTAGTAAAAAATACTCTTACCCAGCTAGAGAAAGAAGGACTAGAAGCTTTAGGCTTAAAGGATCTTGGATTATTAAATAACTTAGATGTATTACTTAAAAATACAGGAGAAAGTTATACTAAAGCTTTAAGAGCATTAAGACCTGCATCAACAAATTTAACTGATATGACCAATGCAGTTAGAGATCAAAAAGAAATTTTAGAAGGAATGTTAAAAGTTGCAGAAAACCCTGACTTCAAAGGGTTATTTACAGGAGAAGAAAACTCTCTATTTAGCGGAACCGATAGAGATACAATAGCAGCAATGATTGGAGCAGATGCTTTAAGCAAAATAATGGATCCTTTAACTGACGAAAAAACCAAAAAATTAAAAGAGGGAGTAACTCTAGAAGAGAAAAATGCAGCAATACAAGCAATAAAAGTACAGTTAGCAGAAAGACAAAAACAATTACAACTAGATGAAATAAGATTATTAAATGGAAAATTAAATATTGAAACTAATTTAATTAGAAACTCAATGGGTCAAGATAAACTGACTTCAGCACAACTTAAAAAAGAAGCAGAAGTTTTAAAAATTAAAGAAGATATTTTTGCTATAGAAAATATGCAAGAACAAAGAAGAATTGCAGGAACAGTAGTAGATAAAACAGTATTAGAGAATGAAAAAGCAAGACTAAGTAACTTAGAAATAAAACTGAAGCAAGCAAGACGCGAGGCAAGCCTTATGATGCAGGTAGGAGATACTTTTAGAAATTCTTTTGCTACAGGCATGGCTACAGTTTTTCAGTCCATGATAGAAGGTACAAAAAGCATGAAAGAAGCTTTTGGAGATATGGCAAAAGCTATACTCTCGTCTCTAGCACAAATACTTGCTCAACAAGCAGCAATGCAAATTATGTCTTTTATACCTTTTATGCCTGGAACATCTCCTGCTGGAAGATATGGTGGTGTTATGAATCCTCCAGGATATCGTTCTTTTGCAGGTGGAGGTATAGGAGACGGACCAGATTCAGGATATACAGCAACTTTACATGGTACTGAAGCGGTTGTTCCTCTTGGAAATGATAGAGCAATTCCTGTTAAATTTGAAAATGGCGGACAAGGTGGTGGAAACGTTACTGTAAATGTAAATATGACTACAGGCGAATCAACTACTACAGGAGAAGATGCATATACAACAGGCAGAGCAATTGCTCAAGCAGTACAAAATGAAATAGCAAGACAACAACGACCAGGAGGCTCATTGAGTCCTTATTAATAGATTATGGCTTACGGAATAATGCAATCAAATGGATCCAATATTACAGGCTTTAGCGCACCTGTACAACCAGATAAAGGGTTTGGAAGAGCAACACAAATGAGAGTACATCTATCTCAGTTTGGAGATGGTTATGAAAGCCGAATTGCAGATGGTATAAATACAAAAATGCAACAAATAAATGTTTCTTTTGCTACTCGTCCAAAAGCAGAAATTGATGATCTTGTTGCATTCTTTGAAGGTCTTGGAGGAGTAAGTAAATTTAGATTTGATATTGAAGATAGCAATGCAGCTTCAAGCACAGAAACTATTTATTGTATTTGTGATTCTTGGAACCAATCCTGGGCATATGATGACTATTACACATTAACAGCAACATTTAGAAGAGTATATGAATCATGAGTGATCTTACTAAAGATTTACAAAAACAGAATCCTGGCTCAGGACTAGTTGAGCTATATGAAATTGAAAAACCAAACGGTAGCTATGCATATATAACTTCTGGAGAAGATTCAGATGGAAGTTCTTTACAAATGTATGACTTCAGTTCTAATTCAACTTTAAGAACCTATAGTCCTTGTCCTATTGTCTCTACAGGTTTTGAAATAAAAGTATCTGGAGCAATTGCGAGACCAAACTTTTCTGTTGGAAATGCAAGTGGAGTATTTTCAACCTTGATAGGTACAAGTGATTATGATCTACTTGTAGGAAAAAGGTTTATTCGTAGACTTACTCTGAAAAAATACTTACAAGGAGAAAGTGGAGATCCAGGCTCTGGAAATACTCCAATAGAATTTTCTCGTCAGGTTTGGACAATAAGTCGTATTGCAGATAGAAATAAAGCAACTATTACTTTTGAACTTGCTGCTCCTTTTGATTTACAAGGAATAAAAATACCTGCAAGACAAATTGTTTCAAATGCTTGTCCTTGGGAATATCAAGGAGCAAGTGGAGATTTAGCAGAAAGTGCTAAATGTGGTGGGTGTACTTGGTCAAGAGAAGGAAGCTTTATACCAAAAAATTATATGCCAGATGGAACACTTCCAGAAGGAACAACACATACTGTATATGTAACAATAGATGATGAGTATATAGTACCTGCAAGTGGAACTTTTACAGATTATACTGCAGCAGCAGGAAGCACAAGCTTTTCTATAGGGAACTATATTACAACAGATGGAACAGCAACAAGAGTAGCAAGCGACGGATCTACATCTAGTCAGAGTATTACTGAATACTGGATCGTAAATACTGCAGGAACAAAAACAGCATTAGGTACTCCAAGCGATTCTAATGCAAAGTTTGACAGAGTTCGTGTTCATCAAGGATCTTGGGCAAGTGGAACTACGTATTATACTTATACAGACGATAAATTGAATGATATAGTACAATACACAAGTAATGGATTAACTTTTGTATGGAAAGTTACTCAAACAAATTCAGGTAATACACCAGGATTTAATAGCTATTGGGAACGTGCGGATCAGTGTGGAAAAACATTGACTTCTTGCGGAAAAAGATTCGGGTACTATCCAGATGATATTACAAGTACAAGTTCTAGACCGCAAGCAGGAGTGAATACAAATGTTGTATTACCTTTTGGAGCGTTTCCAGGGTCAAAGAATTTTAAATGAGATTTTTTGAAGAAATGGTGGCACACGCTGCTAAAGAGGCACCTCGTGAAATGTGTGGACTTATTATTGAGGAAAATAACGAAGAAAAATGGATTCCTTGTGAAAATAAATCCCCATTTGAAAATCAGTTTGAAATTGACCCAAAAGTTTTAAGCAAATATCAATTGATTTCAAAAATAAAATATATAGTCCATAGTCACTATATGCAAAATTGTCATCCAAGTGAGCATGATAAAAATCACTCAAAAGTTTTAGGTATACCTTATTTAATCATAAGTTATCCAGATAAGAAAGTAGAAATATATGACCCACGTTAAATTAATGGGAGAACTCGGAGAAAAATATGGCTCTGACTGGCACGCAAATGTCAGAACTACTCGTGATATTTTTAAACTTA